GATTTACTAACAAGCGGACGATTTGCAGTGGCTCCAGAAATATAAACAACCGTTTTTTTAGTTAATGTTGCGCCAGTTTGATTGCGTACAACGCAAAGCAGCTTCTCAGTGTTAGCTACAACTGTTCCGCCGGTTAGAGGCTCTGCAACGCCGTTGTCTCTTTTGATTTTAAAAATCTGATCATCTTCGTCATACCATAGCCACACTCTATTTGCGGCTGGCGTTACTGGCTCTGGTATCGCATTAAATCTGATTTTAGAATCTGACATTTATCGCCTCTTATGGCTCTAAGACCAGGGTGCCTTCAAGCAAAAGCGTCCCCTCAATTTCCAGCGGTCCAAATGTTACTGACTGTCTATACTCTATAATTCTAACAATGGTATTTAATGGTATCGTACTCCAGCCGCAATGCCAATCCGAACCGGCCGCTATTGGAATAACGAAAGCCATTAGCTAACTTCCTCAATAATAATTACTGGGTTGCCAATTTCTGCCTTAGCATAGATCAATATTGTATCTTTAATGTCATAATTTCGCTCTGACTGATCATTGACAATTACACCAGTATAAGGCGCTATCGATGGATCAAAGTTGAGTTTTATTTGAGTACCAGAATAGTTTTGAATGTTTATGGCATTGCGATTAACCAAAGCAACTGGAGGCAAAGCTGTCCAAGCTGTATCACTTAATGTCACTTCTGTGACTTTACCTGATATGCGCAGCCCAGACGGTGTAAACTCACCTGAGACTTCACCGCTTAGAGTTGTGCGTACTACTACTTCTCCGGCCTCATTGAGGTCGAATTTTTCGTACTCTCGGTCCTGTAACGCTTTCGGTAGAGCCATTTTTATCTACCTTTCTTCTGATATCGCCCGTGAAATATGCAACGTGATTTGAACCTTGTTGCACAATGAAATGTATTTTTATAGGAGTTCTAATAGCTTTTAACTGAGCTACTAAATCACTTGGATCTTTACCAACGATAAAGCCAAGAGTGTCATATGGATTAAGTTAGTCAAACTCTAGCATTATAATCCTAAAATAAAGGGGATGAGGCCGAAGCCCCATCCCAGATTTAGCTTAGATTAAGCAGTTGTAACCTTGATGCATTTTTTCGCACCTTCGATGCCGAGAGCAACACCAAAGATAAGATCAACAGACATCAAAACGCCATGCTTTCCAACTGGATGCAGGTCAGATAGTTTAATAGCCATTTCTTTAGCCATAACCATTAACAGTGCATCTGGATGTAGGAAGAAAGCTGTTCCTTCAGCCAAAGAATTATCTTCCGCCAATTGCATGCCGTAACGACGAAGGCCAACACGTCCACCGATTACAGGAGTATCAGCGGCGCCAAAATCAGAGCTAACAAGAGTCTGAGCGGCCAAAACATCGCTGTAATATTTTGGATCAAGAAGACCATACCAGCCTTTTGCTGGATCCCATTTAGCTGTCGCAGCCAATTTGCGAACTTCTAGGAGAGCCGAAGCATCCATCGAAGCCTTAACAATTTGGTGATCTGGAGCCGCAGCGGATGGAACCAAAGCAGCATAGAGAGCTGAGTTGACTGCTTTTTCAACGGCAAAAACCAGAGAAGACATAACTTCTGGGTTTTGGCGATCGATCAAAGACATCAGCTCAACTTCATCAGCAAATTCAAAAGCGGCTGTGACGTGCTTATCAGCTTTAACGTCAACATAGCTTGTAGAAATTGCAGCAGGAGCAAAAGTATTGCTATCTACTGCGCCTACTGTTTTTGTTGTAGCACTAGGGGCAGCTACGCTGTAAACTCGGACCTGATCTCCTCCTTTACGGATCTCGCCACTAAATTCTTTGTTTACAATGCTTCCAAGCAAGAGGCTTTCACGCAATTGTTTGGTAGCTACTGGCGACCAGTATTTTTGTACTTGATATTGTACATCTGTTAAATTTGTGCTTGCCATTTTATCACTCCTTGATATTTAGGCTTTGTTAATTATTGTCCCCAGACAATTTGATCTAGCCGATATTTGTTCATTTCGGCAGAGCTTTTGAGATTTCTCCATTCTGATTCAGCGATTTTACCAGGTCCACCGTTTAATCCTTGCGGAGCAGTTGCCGGTAGCTTGGCAGTTCTCTGAATCATTTCTGGCCATTGCTTTTTGAGTGACTCAGCCACTCTTGCAACGGTCATCTTGTCAATCTCACCACTGTCTGGATTTACTGCCACCTCATCGGTGTCAATAAGTTTATACCATTTCTGATCAACCTGTCCGCCCAGAGCTTCGATTACCATGTTCAACTTCATGCCATGAGTGATGCGCTGATCTAGCTCCTGCCTGGCAGCACGCTCTTTAGCAAGTTCCTCTTCACGGGCCTTAAGCAACGTTTCATAGTCGCCACGCTTCCTTGCGTCGGACTCTTCACGCTCTTTTTCTTTAGACGCTAGAGCTTCAAGTTGTGCTTGTAGCTTCTTTTTTTCGTCTAGTAGCTTTCGGTGCGTTTCGTAGGCGATAGTTGACTTGGCTTCTTGATTCTCTGGCTGCGCCACAGGCTCACCAGATTGCTCCACAGGAGCTTTCTGATCGGTCATTTTTACACCTTCCATGGTTAAAACTGTTAGAATTATATCACTTTCCTCTTTCTTAGCAAATCCCCAAACGTTTTACGATAAAATCTTACAATCTGCTTAAATTCAAGTTGGGATATCCGCATAAAGATCCGCTTCGGCCTGCCTTTGCCACCGTCTTCATTGTATTGAGCTATATCGGCGTTACGCTTTCCATCTGTACGGGTGCCCGTTGGTTTGATTTCTATAACGCCAGCCTTTGCGGTTGAGATAATAGAGTCAAGCATCTGCCCAGTGAGTGTAAGATTTGAACGGCTTGGCCTTGTATTTTCTGATAATCCTGCAAACATTTTCCGGCGTTTTATATAGTTAGGACTTAACTTTGCTAGACGTTTCTTTGAGCCTAAATCTTTTTCAACGCCGTATCCTAGCCTTGTGCGTTTAACAATTAAATCCCTAGCAAAGACGCCAACATCAACTAACGCAGCTTTTTTAATTGACTCTGCTACAGTTTTTTCTAGCTTTTTGACAATATTTTGGAATTGTCTTGTGCCTCTAGCCATCATTCATCCTTTACAAGATTAATGATTTTAGACAGTTCTCTGTCACTTATCCCCAAGAAGTCCCTAGCTTTTTTAGGGTTTGGTGTAGGTTTGCCATACGTTCCACGGATATTTCCATCAGCTTTTGCGTTCTCTTCACTTCCAGGCTCAAAACCAATGGTGACGCTGCGGCTTGTTTTATCTAAAACTTCTAAGGCTGCGAGCATATCGCCTGATAATTGAAGATCAATCTTACCTGCTGACTTGCCAGCCACTTTAAAGTCTAGGCTTTCTTTGTATGACTTAGAGTAACCTGTGAATTTTTTGCCGTCTTTGTCTTTGCCTTGATCCGTACGGTTTACAATTCTTTCGATGATAAGGTCAGCAACCTCATCCTTTTGGTCAGAGTTTAGGCCGTAACCTGATAGATCATTCTTGATCTTCTGCCTTTTCGTCGCCATTTTCTTCCTCTTGACGTTCTACAGGTCCAGCTTCACCTTCTCTAGATTCTAGGTCAATTCCTCTATCCTCATCAATTTCACGCTCAAGCTCTTCAATTTGAGCATAGGTCATCTGAGGATTGAGCATTGCAATGGCTCTGCTTCTTGTGGTGAATCCGGCCGCATATTCATCACGTTGCTCTTGGATAAGCTGACTGCGCTGGGTGCCTACTGGGATAACGGAGAATCTAGTAGTTACTTCGGCCATGCTTGAGAAAATGGTGCGATTTTCTACCATGCCTTGAGACACCCATATCGGATGCATCTTGTGTAGAATCATATCCCAAAGGATTTGCTCTGATTTGCCGTATGTAACAGTCTGAGCTTGGCGTACGTCGAAAGTATCAGCCTCATCAATGATCTTGGCAATACCGCTGGCAGCTTGATTTTCTGTTAGGTTACCAACTGCTCCTGTTTTAATTCCTTTAGAGCCAAGCCACATTGAAAGCTCAGATTCAATTAGGTTTAGCACTTCCCTGTAATCAACTTCGGGTTTTAAGGTGCCTATCTCTACTTCTTTTTCCGGATCATCTGATTTTAAAAACCAAAGAGCATTAGGTGCATAGGTAGGATCCGCCACTTCGCCATTTTTAACGTATGTAATAGAAAAGCTAGAGAATAAAGCGGCCAAGTTTAGATCTGTCAATGCTGCCGGAATGTACTCAGCCAAGCGGATAGAATCTAGGTCGGGGCTAGGAATTAGGCGCAAATTGCTTTGATTAACGTATACAAACGGCAAGACGCCATAAGGATTTATTCCGTCTGCAAGTCCCATTTCTTCCATAGCTTGAAAGTCTACGGACTCATCTGATTTGACTACTGCAAACTCAGTATCTGTGTAGCACCAATAGATTTCTCGTTTTTGAGAATCTCTGCCAGCAATGAGGATAACCATGGTGGGCTTTGTTGGATCAATTGGGTCGTCGCTGTATACAGCAAACCTGTCATTGGGAATCACCCTAACCTTTGGTCCCTCTTCAGTGATATATGGATGCAAAAGAGTAGACCGGCAAGCATTATAAAGCCTGTTAGATTGATGCATTATTTGATTGATATGTGTCTGTTTTTCGTACCATGAAAGAAGATCTGCATCAGCTTCAGAGCCTTCAGATACTTCCCTGATAACGCCAGTCTGATAAATATTTGACAGCTTATCAACATAGCGGGGAATGATATTGATTGGGACAATTCTTTCAAGTGCGTAGCGCAACACTCTTGGAGATAGTAAACGCTCTAAGTTTTTGACGATGTACGGCTCAAGATTACCCTCTAACAGATCGATCATTTTATAATTTGTTTGCAAAGTATCCGCTTGTGATTGGACTACTTTTTTAACCAACTTTGGATCGATCATGTTTGAAGCTCCTTAAAGGATAATTGAGCGAGTAACTCCCCGCTCCAGGTCTGCAAGTTTTCGCACCATACAATAGCCCAAGGCCGTGGTGACGTGTTGATATTTTTTTGAATCATCCTCAATCATCGTAGCACCTTTTTTAAACGCAGTCAGCCTTAAGCCTTCATTTAAGGTAGGGCAATTATGTAGAAATAAACGGATTTGTCCATTTTCGTTGCGGCAATAGGCGTTAATGGTGTTATGCCTCGTTCTTATCGCCGGATTTGCTAAGGGGACACAGTACTTATATTTTATGTTATTCCGGTCTAAAGCCTCTTTGATTATTTCGTAGTCACTTCGCTTGCTTGAGGTATGACGGGCCTTGCCGGATGCATCCCCGTAAATTTCATAGTCCTTACCTGGGACAATTATGCCTCTATCAAAAAACTCTTTCATAGCCTCATCAGTGCGAGCGCCTTCGATTATAACCTCATCAAAAGCATGAAAGCAGTTATCCTCATAAGCCATCGCTATTGCGGACAAAGGCTTGCCGTCACCAATGTTAAAGTCGAAGCTGATTAGGATGGGAGTTTCGGGTCTGGGACGCCAGAGGGTTTTATCACTCTGAGCTTCCGTGTCGTACTGGTAGTAGATAACCTCATCTGCGATTTCGATCCATTCCCCGTAGAGCATGCGTCTGGCTCTTTTCGGGTCCAAGTCTGCTTTGAGTTGAGCAATGTACTGAGGTGGGAGAAATGGATTATCCTCAGTTCGACTATAGTAGACATGCTTTGTAGGATGCTTTGAATTACTACTGTTAGGCGAAATAAAGTACTTGTAAGCCCAGTGGCCAGGTGAATCAGGGTTAGTGGCACTAATAATAATAGGGCACTTAACATGAGGCAACCTGCCCACACGCATCTTAATCTCATGATAAGCTTGCTCATCGTCAGCATGTTTTTCTGTAAGTTCTTCAATCGCTGCTCCTGAAAGTTCAAGTGATCTTAGCTTAGTGTATCTTTTATCTGCC